CAAGGAGAAGATGCGCAAGGCCGGCCTGAAGTCGCCCGACCGGGCCGACGCGCTGCTGGCGTGCATCGCGCTGGGCGCTCACCACTCGGGCCGGATGTCGGAGAAGTCGGCGATCCGCACCCAGCGAAACCCGATGGCGACGCGGGCGGTGCGCGGGTTCAATGCGATGTGAAATCCCCGCCCTTGCTAAATCCTTAGCAAGTTGCTAAGGATGCTCAAGAATGACCATCGACGAACGAAAAGGCGTTGTCTGGCCGGTGCCGGCGCAATATCGCACGAACGACTTCGACCTGTCGAACGTCACCCCTGAGCAGGTCCGCACGATCCTGCGAAACGTCCGCACCGGCAAGCTGGAGGACCAAGATCGCCTGTTCCGGCTCATGCTCGACACATGGCCCCGACTTCGCAAGGCGCTCAACGAGGTCAGCGGTGCCGTCGCCCGTCTCGAGATCGAGATCAAGCCGGCGATCCGCGAGGATGCCGAGGAGCCGACGCCGCAGTCCCTACGAATTTACGAGACCGTCGAGCGTGCAATGGAGTCCTTCGCGCCGCGCCCAGGCTACTGGGAACTCGACATGGAAGGCGGGATCCGCGCCCTCATCGACGCCTACGCGAAGGGCATCAGCGTGTTGGAGATCGCGTGGCACGTCCAAAACGGGATCGTCTCGCCGCGGTGCTACGCCCCGGTGCCGGCGAAGTATCTCGCGTATCCATCGGCCGGGAACGAGGTGGACAGGCTCATGGTGGCACCAGGCGGCGCGAACAACAGCCCGCTCGAAGACTTCCCGCCGGATCGCTTCCTAATCGCCGTCTGGAGTCAAGGTGGCACTCACCCGATCCACGCGGCCAACCTGCGCACGCTCACGAAATACTGGCTCGCCAGCGTCTACGGCCTCGGATGGCTGATGCAGTATGCCCAACTCTTCGGCGTCCCGTGGCGGCACGTCGAGACTGACGGCAGCGAGGGCGCGATGGACGCGGCCGAGGCGATGCTCGAAAACGTCGGCAGCACCGGATCGGCCGTGACCGGCCCCGGCGTGAAGCTCAATATCCTCGAAGGCGTCTCAGGCGCTGCCGACTCGATGCCGCAGTCTCACCTGATGGACGTGGCCGACCGCGCCTGCGACATCTTGCTCCTCGGCCAGACGCTCACCACCGACAACACCGGCACCGGATCGCGGGCGCTCGGCGAAGTGCATGACGGCATCCGCACCGAGGTGCTGCAATCCGTCGCATCGTGGACGGCTGCGATCATCACCGAGCAGTTGATCCCGGCGATCGTCCGCTTGAACTTCGGCAACGTCCCTGCCGAGGACATGCCATACGCCGAGATCATCATTCCTCGCGTGAAGGATGCCAAGGCCGCAGCCGAGCGATTCAAGATCCTCATCGAGACCGGCGTAAAGATGCCGGCCAAGTGGGTTTATGAGGAGTTGGAGATTCCCGAGCCGGTGGACGGTGAAGCGATCTTCGGCGAGGACGACATGGAGGATGACCCGCTCGATCAACTCAACCCGCTCGCAGCCGCCAGGCTTGACGAGATCGACCTGCGACCGACCGCCGAGATGGCGGCGAACGCGCAGGAGGCGCTCGACATCCGCCGCACGAAACCCGCCAGCGAGCGAGGCATGACCGCAGTCGGGATCGCCCGCGCTCGCGACATCGCGAACCGGGCCAACCTGACGCCCGACACCGTGCAACGCATGGTCTCGTTCTTCGCCCGGCACGAGGTGGACAAGTCTGGCGAGACATGGCCGGCGAAGGGCAAAGGCTGGCAGGCATGGCACGGCTGGGGCGGCGACGCCGGATACCGCTGGGCGAAGTCCAAGCTGAAACTCATCGAAGCGGAATGACCAAGCAGGACATGCGCGACCTCGCCGCCGAATGGCTTGCCCCGATGGACGAGTTGCTCGGCGACCTGATCGAGCAAAGCGAGACGATGACACCGGGCGCGTTCGACGCGCTTGTGACCGAGGCTGTGGCAGGCATCCCGCGGATGTTCTCCATGCTGAACCAAAAGGCGCTCGCCGACGCTCTGGAAGCGGAGATGGGCGAGGCTGTTATCCGAGGGATCGAGCGGAATGTCTAGCCTGAACGTCAACGTGGCAATCACTGGTGCGCAGGAGGCCAAGCTGGCAGCAATCCGCCTCTCGGCACCGGCACAGCGCAGGCAAGCGGTGACCGATGGCGGGATCGCTGCGCTGAACGTCATCAAGGGCTACTACCGCGCCAAAGGTCGGCCGTTCTGGGTCAATCCGGCGCTGTCAACGCATGGGCCGGGCCGGAAGGTGACGCAGTGGTGGCGCTCGACTGAAACCGGCTGGGCCATGACTCAACCGAACAGCTACACCGCGTCATTCATCAACGGGACTGTCGGCCTCGCGCACAAGGTAACCGGCGGGACGATCCGAGCGAAGCGGAAGAAGTTCCTGACGATCCCGGTCGATCCGAAGGCGCACGGACTCGATGCCAAGACGTTCGCCCGCACCATCGCGCCGCTGTTTCAGGCCAAGGGAATGCTCATGTATGTGGACGAGCAGACCGGCGACGTGAAGGCCGCCTACGCGCTCAAACGCAGCATCACGCAACGCCCTTGGCCCGGTGCGCTGCCACCCGAATCCACCTACCTCGACGCCTTCGTCAACGAGGCGCTGGACAGCCTCATCCAGTCGTTCGAGGGAGCTTGAAATTCGAATGTTGACTATCCTGAGCAATTTACTAAGGATTCGGCAGATGACGGGCCTCACAGTCAACTCCGCGTTCCAGTCCGAGCTTTCCGAAGCCGGATCAATCGTGTTCCTGCCGGAAGGCACGCACACGATCACCGCGAGCGTCGGCGGCAAACCGAAGACGCTGACCGTGACCGTTGACGAGCGGGTTCTGGCTGGCTTTGCCGAGGATCTAGCGAAGCGGATGGAGTCCAACGTCCGGCCATTCGCCGGGTTCGACCACAAACCCGGCGCCGCGTCGTTCATCCCGCAGGGCTTCCGCTACGAGAGCGGCGTCGGACTGATGCTCGACGTCGATTGGACCAGCGCCGGCCGCGCCGCCATCGAAGGCCGCGACTACTCCTATTTCTCCCCAACCTTCCTTGTCTCCAAAGACGGCATCCCGACCGGACTCACTGGTCGCGGGGAGATCGGCAGCCTGGTCAATGACCCGGCATTCGAGGAGATCCCGCGCATTGCCGCATCCCATCAACCTCAATCAAATACCATGGATCATCTGATCGAATTGGGACTTGTGGAGGCGTCTTGTGCGCCCGACCAAGCCCTCGAAACTGCCAAGGCCGCGCTCGCCTCCCTTCGGGAATCCGCCGCGCAGGTCGAAACCGTCGAAGCCGCCAACATGGCCAAGAAGTCCGTCGAGGACGAACTGGCCGACATGCGAACCAAATACGACGAACTTGAAGCCGCGAACAAGTCCCTGAAGGACGAGCTCGCCATGAAGGCATCGGCATCCGCTGACGCTGCCATTGAAGAAGCCATCAAGGCCGGCCGCATCGCCCCACAGGACGAAGCGACGAAGGCATTCTGGCGCTCCTCGATCACCAGCAATCCCGACGCGATCAAGGCGCTCAACGCCATTCCCGTCAACCAAGCTCTCTCAGGCAAGACGGTCCTCGCAGGCCGTTCCGAAGAACCGCCCCAAGGCGCAGAACTCACGGGCCTCGCCCGCGTGGAAGCCGCCTTCAAAGCTCAATCCCAATCCTAAACTATCATGCCCAACAACTTGACCCTGCTTGACCTCGCCAAGCTGAACGGTGCCGACCCGATCGTCGGACTCATCGAGGAAGTCGCAACCGCTTCGCCGGAAGTGACGATCATCCCCGCCCGCACGATCCGTGGCACAAGCTACAAGACCGTCATCCGCAACAGCCGGCCCGCTGTCGGGTTCCGCGCTGCCAACGAAGGCACCGACGCCACCAAGTCGAACTTCACCGAGCGCCTCGTCGAATGCTTCATCCTCTCCGCTCGCGTGGAGGTCGATAAGGCAGTCGCCCGTGGCTACGAAGACGGACCCGAAGCCATCCAGGCCATCGAAGCAGCCGGCGTTATGCGCGCCGCGCTCTCGACCGTTGGATCGCAGACCATCTACGGCACCGCCGCAGGAGCCAAGGGCTTCTTCGGCCTGCAAGAGATGGTGACCAGTTTCGGCACCGATCTTGTCGTCGATGCAGGCGGCACCACCTCAGCCACCGGCTCGTCCGTCTACGCCATCAAGGCTGGAGTCACCGGCGTGCAATACGTCTACGGCAACGGCACCACGTTCGATCTCTCGGCCTTCCGTGAAGGTGATGCGACCGATGCTAACTCCAAGCGTTACGCCGCCTTCATCAGCGACCTGACCGCGTGGATCGGCTTCCAGTGCGTCAACAAATACGCCGTTGGCCGACTCAAGGACGCCACTGCCGACAGCGGCAAGGGCGTCACCGACGCGCAGATCGCGCTTCTCCTGAGCAAGTTCCCGGTCGGCGAACGCCCGACCCACCTGCTCATGTCCCGCCGCTCGGCCTACCAGCTGCAAATCAGCCGCACGATGACCGCCAGCACCAAGCAGGAAGCCTTCACCGGCATC